CTTTATTTATATTTGTAATTAATTTCTTTTTTTCTAAATTATATGGTCTTATTGATTCTAAGCATTTACTATAGGTTTTCCATTCTATTTTACTAACTTCTGTTACTTGAAAATTATCTAAATTCTCATTTAAATCATTCATATAGGCTAAAAAATATTTGTGTTTATATGATTTATGATTTGTTCCTATAAATATTTCTTCAAATGGTAATATATTTTCAACTACTGATATTTTATTTCTAGATATTCCTGTTTCTTCTTCAAATTCTCTCAATGCGCAATCTAAATCCTTCTCTTTATTATTTCTTCTTCCTTTTGGAAATTCCCATTCTGGTTCACTCCATTGTGTTGTACTTTGTTCAACAATATTCTCAAGCGTAGTTGTTTTTTCATCCATTATAACTCCATTTCTTATAATATCCATCTTCTTTGAAGATAATGATTCCTCATTCTTAAATTGTATATTACTCGTTTCACCCCACATTTCTATCCATAGTTTTTCAAATGGCTCTGTAAGTATTCTTTCCTTTTCTGATAACGACATTTCATCTACAATGTTTTGTATTTGATAAATATTATATGGTGAGTATTTGCCTCTTATAAAATCAATAAAACCAAAACTATCCTTACGTCTTATCATAAGAAACTGTAGTCCCTCATTATTTGACCGAAATAAAATAATTCCATAGCTTGTAATAGGCAATTTACATTGATGAAATAAATGTCCTTGTTTACCGCAATTATTACATATATTATTATTTTTGCTCATAGCACTAAATAATACAATTAGATATGTTTAAATATTAATCTTCTTTTATTTAAATAAAATAAAATAAAATAAAATAATATAAATGAAGCAAGGATATAATTTTGGTTTATTTGTTCGAGGAAAAGGGGGTAATGATAAAATTGCGGCGGCAACAATCAATTTAGGCTCGACTAAAGGTAGAGGTTCTTCTACTAGAATGTTTAATTATTGTAACCAACGTTCCGCTAATCCGTCTGAATGTATTAATCAGTTTATTAATCAGTTTATTAATGTTACAGCACCAACACCAGGACCATCAACTTGTGACTACACATTTACAGGAACTGGTACATTAACTCAGGGAACCGTAAATATTGAAATTGGAATCGCACAAAATATTTGTATAGTAGGTTATACAAGTATTGATAACAATGCTTTTTTAAATAAAACTCAAATTATATCAGTAACAATTCCAAATTCAGTTACAAGTATTGGTAATGGTGCGTTCCAAGGATGTACCAATTTGTTATCTGTAACAATTCCAAATTCAGTTACAAGTATTGGTTCAAGTGCGTTTCGAAGTTGTACCAATTTGTTATCTGTAATACTACCAACTAATTTATCATTCACAACTATTAGTCATGATATCTTCAATGCATGTTCCAGTTTGTCATCTATAACAATTCCAAATTCGGTTACAAGTATTAATGATGGTGCGTTCTTTGGTTGTTCCGATTTGTCATCTATAATAATTCCCAATTTTGTTATAAGTATTGGTAACATTGCGTTCTATGGTTGTACAAGTTTGATATCTATAACATTTGGTAATTCACTTCAAACTATTGCTTCAGATGTGTTTCAAGGTACTAGTTTAACATCTATAATAATTCCAATTTCACTTACAAGTATTGGTGTTAATTCGTTCGCAAATTCTGGATTAACAACTGTAACTATACCAACAAATCCTAAAATTATTTCATCAATTACATTCACAGCTGGGACAATAGTTACATTTTTTGGAAAAACAGGTGTTAATATTGTTTATCCTTAAAGAGAGAGAAAATATTTTATTTTTCATAATATAAGTGAAAAGGTATAAAATAAATACACGATATTAGAAGTATTATGTTTAACTTTAGAGTATATGTGGCAAAATGAGAAGATAATAACTACTTCAAAATTATAGTTTAATAATTAATATTTTTTTAAAATAAAATATTAATGAGTTCAGTTTATCTAGACCCAAAAATATGGGGACCACATTATTGGTTTTTTATACATACTGTAGCAATGACGTACCCAATTCGACCAAACGCAATTACCAAAAAAAAGTATTATGAGTTTATTCAGAATCTTCCATTATTTATTCCAGTTGAAAATATGTCGGGTGAATTTAGTAAATTACTTGATAAATATCCTGTAACTCCTTATTTGGATAATAGGGAATCATTAATCCGATGGACACATTTTATTCATAACAAAATAAATCAGAAACTAGAAAAGCCTCAGATTTCATTGAATGAATTTTATGTAAAATATTATGAAGAATACAAATCACAGAATGTAAAAATGGTTGAATATTACAAGTTAAGAGAGAAGGCCATATATTGCGGTATTATTGTGACAATTGCTGGTGGAATATATTATTTATATGACAAATAGATACTTTTTTCACAAAGTTATGAAAAGTATCGCAAAAATACTTTTCTTTATTTCATTATAAGATTTTGCTATACTTTTTTTAAAAGTATACTATATATGACAATGTATAATAAAGGAGGAAAAGTAATAGCGTCAGGAGGCTTTGGATGTGTATTTAGTCCTGCTTTAAAATGTCAAGGAGAAACTAAGAGAGAGAAAAATAAAATATCTAAACTTATGACTGAAAGACATGCTTTACAAGAATATGAAGAAATTGATAATATTAAACAAAAGTTAGATATTATACCTGATTATACAGATTATTTTTTACTTTCAGATATAACTATATGTAGACCAGCTAAGTTAACAGAGATAGATTTACAACAATTTTCAAAAACATGTACCGCATTACCAAAAAACAATATAAAAAAAAATAATATCAATAGTTCACTTGATAAAATGATGGCCTTAAATATTCCAAATGGAGGATTACCAGTCGATGACTACATTTATGATAATGGCTCATTTAGAAAAATATTAGAACTACATATTAGTTTAGTTAAATTATTAAAAAAAGGAATTGTTCCAATGAATAAAAAAAATATATACCATTGTGATATTAAAGATTCAAATGTTTTAGTTGATACAACAGTGGGAATGAAAACGAGATTAATTGATTGGGGTTTATCAACAGAATATATTCCATTTCGAAACCAGCAGTTTCCTAGCACTTGGAGAAATAGACCGTTACAATTTAATGTACCATTTTCAGTCATCATTTTTTCAGATGCTTTTATTGAAAAATATACAAAATATTTAGCGGATGGAAATTCTCCAGACGAAAGTCAATTAAGACCATTTGTAGTAGATTATATTCATTTTTGGATGAAAGAAAGAGGTGCAGGTCATTATAAATATATTAATCAAATAATGACTACATTATTTAAACATAGTTTAACAACTGTATCTGAGAGCAGTGAACCGCAAATTATAGAAACACAAATAACAATGCCATATATTGTAGATTATATTATTGATGTTTTGGTCAATTTTACAAAATTTAAACCAGATGGTTCGTTAAACTTAAGAGATTATTTAGATAATGTTTTTATTAAAATTGTGGATATATGGGGATTTATTACAATATATTATCCAATAATTGAATTATTATCAGACAATTATAAAAATTTAACAAAACAAGAAATGAAAATATTTAATCAGATACAGTTTATAATGGTTGAATATTTATATGCTCCTAGACATGAACCAATTAATATGATTCGTTTAATATCAGATTTAAAAATTTTAGGAAATTTGTTAAATATTAAATTAACAGGTAAAAAGAAAACACCTTCAAGTACAACAAGCTCCAGTAAAACAATCAAAAATATTTCTCATTCTTTAGCAGCAGGAATTCATAAAAAATCAAGAAAAAATGATATTTTATTTAAACGTAAAACTAAAAAACAAACAGGGAAAAAACTATTCTTTTTATCTATAAAATAAAATATATATTTAATATATAATGAACAAGCAATTTTCCTTACTTTGTACTCCAGCTAAGTTATATTTTATTCTTGCTGTAGTTTCATGCATTATTGCTCTTTTTTCAGGTGTGAATTTTATGACTGTTAGTATTAACCTTATAGTAGCATTTATTTGGACTGCTATTTTAGGATGGATCTGTAAAAATGGGTTTACATCTTTATCATGGGTATTAGTTTTATTTCCTTATGTAATGATGTTACTTACATTTTTTGGTTTAATGCGTGCCATTACAAATTCCGATATTATGGTAATTGTACCACCATCTGCGAATCAAATGATATAAATTAAATGATGTAATCAAATTAAATAATATTTAAATATAATATTGTTTAATTTATAAATTGAAATACAGTCTACTATTGATTTTACATTTTTATTATTATTATTTAATAATATATATTATATAATGAGGTTAGAAATATTTGTATTAGGATTAACAGCATTTTTTATATATAACGCGTATAATGATGGGAAATATACAAAAATGTTGTTAACATTTAAAAAATATTATAAGATGATTTTTTATGCTTTTTTAGGTGTAGGTATTTATGTACTTTTAAAAAGAAATCCAGACCAAGGACGAAACATGTTATTATATGCGAATAATGTAGTTAAATTTATGCCAATTGATAAAACATCTATGGATATGTTAAGCCCTGTATTTGATTTTACATCTACATGCGATAGAAGTTTTATGGAATCATTTAATAATATAGATGATACTAATATAATGGGTTCAACTGGATTATGTAATTCAGACAGAAGAATAGTAAATTCAGGGAAAAATGGAACAAAGCGTTCTGTAAGTGAAACAAAAAAGAAATATGTAGCTTCTCAACAAGACTGGAAATGCGGCAGTTGTAAATCACAACTAGACCATACATTTGAAATAGATCATAAGATACGTTTAGAGTATGGTGGTGGTAATGATGTACAAAATTTAATAGCATTATGTCGCAATTGTCACGGGAAAAAAACAGCTAGTGAAAACATGTAATTTATTATATTAAACAAATGATATAAAATTTTTAATATATAGATTACAATGAATATTATAAATAGAATGAACAACATACCAAATATAAAAAAATTTATTGCTCCATCACTATATATAGGATGGTGTTTATTAGGATTTTATCGTGGTCAAAACAGTTATGATTATATATATTCTAAAGATTACTATAAATATGAATCTTATTTATATTCACAAAGAATAATACATGGTTTTTTTGGAATGGCAATGTACGCACTGCCTATTTTTATTTTTATAACGATACCTAAAGAATTATTCAGATTAGAAGTAAATATAAGAAATTTGGAATATGAAAAGAATGAAGATTATTATAATAAATTAGATTAAAATTGTTTTTATTAATTTTATTCAAAATATTATTGTATAATATTAATATATGAATTCAGTCAATTCTAATAATAATTCAGATAAAAAAAATGTTCTACCAGATTTAAAAGTACCAGGTGTATTTTACCCTTTTATAATGATGATTGTTGTATTAGTTATAGGTATTTTTATGATTATGTACAATGTTACACTACCAAGCGGGGGTCCGTCTACATTATCAAACTCTAAAACAGAAACATCTTCCAATATTTTATTAATTTTATTTATTCTTATGATTATTGTTGGGCTTTGTATTATGTTTTTAGATAACTTAAAATCCCTGAAGGATTTTTTTATTCAAACAAGCGGTGTTGGTTATACTATTTTGTATACCATTTTTTTAATCTTATTTTTTAGACTGATGCCCAGCAATATAATTGATAATTATGCTTTTATTATTCTACCAATTACATTGATTTCTACTATTTATGTTTTTAATAATGGAGTAAAACCAAATTACGTAGAAGAATATAATATTAATTATGAAAGAATGAAAAGCATTATTCTATTTTTTTGCTTTATTACAACTGTTATTGTATATTACAATATAGATCCAGGTGGATATATTAGTAAATATTTCGGCTCATCAATGATATTTACAATTATCCTATCTGTTTTTGCTTTTTTATATATGGCTGTACTTTTAACACTTCCTAAAAAAGATGGTAGTCCTGTATCTCCTATAACGGGCGCTAAATCAGATAACTTTTTTGCGAATTTTTCAAGTTTTTCTGTATACGGCAGCATATCCTTTATTGTATTTTTAACAATTATAACATTTTTAATTTCAACATATCCAGGTGGGTTTATGAATGATAAAAGTAAATCGACTAGTATTATCATACTTTTATTAATACTTTGTATATTATGGGTTACCTTATTAGGAGGATTTTTATTACCCGAAATTAGTGACAAAACTATTGAAATTGAACGAACTAGTTTGTTTAAACGAGCATTATTGTTTTTATTTGGATTAGTTATTTCTGGATTACTTATTTTTTGGATTGTTAATGGCATACAAAACGCATCAGGAACATCCGGTATGACTAGTTTTATTTTAAATTCGATAATTGTACTATTAGTTTTGGCATTTATTTACAGAACAATGATTGTGAAATTACCTCAAGGAAATTCTAAAAAGAATGCATTTTTTGAAATGATAATTAATTTAATATTTTATATTCCTTGTTTATTTTCTACTGTATTTGATAAAGGATTTAATTTCGGTAAAACTGAATATAATTCAACTACATCAGGCTCTATTATTATGTTAGTAATAGCAATTTTATTATATGTTGTATATTTTTGTACACCTAGTTTGTTTAATTTAATTTATTTACAAGGAGGAAAATTACTAGTTAATAAACCTGTTGATATGGACACAAAATATTCACTAGGAACATATCAAGAATTAAATGGCAGTGATACTTTTGATTATCAATATGCTATATCATCTTGGATTTTTATTAATTCTGCTACACCCAATACAAATTCTTCCTATTCTAAATATACATCATTATTAAATTTTGGCGGCAAACCTAATGTGCTTTATAATGGTAGTACAAATTCATTAATGATAACTATGCAACAAAAAGATTTGAAAAAAACTACTAAAAATAAATTAACCGATTTTGACGAAGATGGAAATAGAATTATTTTTATAAAACATAACGTTTTGCTACAAAAATGGAATAATATTATTATTAATTACAGCGGAGGTGTTTTAGATATATTCTTAAATGGCGAACTTGTTAAATCTAGTATCGGA